ATCCTTTACCAGTAGTCCAATTAGATTTAGCATCCACTACTGCTCTCACTTCAGGTATTGTCTTATAGTACCCTAAGTACTGTGGATACTTTGTATTCATCCAATAAGTTTCTTTCTGGTCTGAAACTCCATCTGTCGTCGCTGTTGGTACTGAATAATCTGTAACTGCATTTGTTAAGTCACTTGCTACACTACTTCCAATATCAGTCTCTGGCATTTTCTATTACCTCCTTTGCTAATGTGAATTCTTTTACTGGTTTAGGTCCTAGTATTTCTACTACTTCACATTCAGTTCTTACATTTGATTTTAATTCTTTAATCACTTGATTCACCATCCGATATAAAATGTCCATTTAATGTAAATTTATAATATCCACAAGTTGAACTTCCTATTGCTGTTCCAACTCCTTCATTTCCTATTCTGAATCTAATTACATCTCCAGATCTTATATCCTCAGATGACCAAAACCAAGCACCATTATAAAAATCTCCATCACCTAAATTTAAAACACCACTTATAAATAATTTATAATCTCTATCTATATCATTATATTTTAATCCAGATCCAGAACTATATAAATCTTCTATTTCATCGGTACTTAATCTTTCATCCCATATTCCTACTTCATCTAATTTTCCAGTACAATAAACCCAAGCACCATTAACTCCAACCTTTCCTATTGCGAAAACATCTGAACTTGAATTTCCTAATATTCTTGTAGCACCATCTGTTGCTTCTAATACTGTATCAACATACATTTTTATTCCTCCAGTTCCAGATAATATAACAAGTTGGTGCCAATCGTCGTCATCAAAAGCATTAGCACTATCATATTCAGTTGAAATATTAGTCGCTCTATAAAGGTTAAGACTAATAACACCAGTAGTTTTTAGTCTTATTGTAAAGTCTCCATCAACTTCTGCAGCATTAAATCTTTGTCCACATAAATTATTTTCTCCTCCAGATGTATCTCCTACTTTAAACCAAATCATAATTGTTTTTATATCATTAAATGTAGCTGTTACTACTCCCTCATCTGTTCCATTGAATTCAAATCCGTTATTTACAATTCCTGTTGTACTTATTAAACTTGTGTTTACGTCTGATGTTCCATCATTAGAACCATGAGAATCTATTACATCTGTATCACCTGCATTTTCTTCACAACTCCAATAAGATATTAAATCTGTATTCAATTCACTTGACCATTTATTAGGTCTTCTTTCAAGAACTATACCTACATTTCTCACCGCACCAGATTCATTTGCTATTGCAAATGATGTAGTAAATCCCAATTCATTTTTAAAATTTTGTATTCCACCTACTGTAAATCTTGCAGAACCTGCTACTGCAAATCCTTCATTAATAATTCTTTGATGTACTTGTGGTCTTAATACTGTAAAGTTTCCTCTCTTCTCTTGTATTGTTTCAAAACTTTTTTGTTTATCTCCAAAGAGTCCTTGCATGTCTAAAGCCATTTTGATATACTAACCTCTTTTTCTATGTTCGGTAATGTACCTTCATCCTTTTGATCAAAGGGTGTTGCTAATCCTAATCTAACCATAGTCTCTCCTAAGTCCATACCTAGACTGTTTACACTTCCAAGTAGTCTTCCGAACTTTCCTACTCTCTGATTTTTATCTATTTTAATATCTATCATTTCTCCCTCTATAACATTGGCTAACCAATCTCTTGATACTCTACCACCCTCTGATAATTCGGGTGCGTTTATTCCTATGAACCTGACTGGGAAGTCAAAGTCTCTTTCTCTCCATCTTACGGTTATTGTATCACCGTCGTGGACTTTGATAACTTCTGCTCTGAAGTCTTCTGTTATCTGTTTGTGTGGACTACTAAAGTAATAGAACTCCATTTGACTATTTGTAAGTTCTGGGAACTTCTTAAAATCATGCGCCATTAATAAAGTCCTGTACTTTTTTATCTCTAAGTATTGCTATTGCGAATAGGGATCTATCCCTTAGTATATTAATCATATCTTCCGCTTCGATACGACTTGTAAATGAGTTCATGTCTGCTTGTATAACATATATAGCACATAGACATGCACTTGCTTCAGTTAGTATACCTTCAACGTCTGCATTCAATCCTGATGTCACTGCATCACTCCAATTAAATCTTGTTAAACTATTAATTAATGCTTCTACATCTAATACATATACGTCTGTAGCTGCTACTGCCTTACTTGTTGCATTAGCATTTATCCCTGCTCTTGCCTGAATATCTGCACTTTTAGTGTAAATTCCTACGTCTGCCATAGATAATTAACTAATCACTCCTTAATAAAGCTTTCTATTAGTATACATATATGTCTAATCCCTTTTTATGGGACTGCCATGCTGATCTTATTAGTCCTTGAGCTATGTGAGTGTCGGATCCGAAGTACTTTGCCTTGCCTCCACTGTAATCACACTGCACTGATTTCAAGCTCATAAATATTTCTGGGTCGTCAAGTAATCTTATTTTACTTCTCTCCATCAACATTAATAAGTTATTAAATATGTCTTCAATTATTATATTCTTCTGTTTCTTCTCTTCTCTATCCAAAGGTCTTCTCATACTATTTATAGCACACACCTTACGTCTAGTAGTTTCATCTGTTAAGAGTTGGTCAAATACTCCAACTCCCATACCTCCATCATCTACAAAGATTTGATTGAAGTCATACTGTCTTTCTAAGTTCAATATAAAGTCTGTAGTCTGAGTTGTCAATGTCTTTGTAGTTACGAAACTTTCTACTTGTTCAATCTTATCTGAGTCTGTTCTATCTAAAACTTCAAATGTACTTTGGTCTTCTCCCATACGTGCAATGTCCACACCAAGACTATAGTTCCTTCCTTTAATAATAGTGTCCCTTCTTTTCAGTGACATACACTTCTCTATTAATTTATCTGGGAATACTTGTCTTAAATCTTCTAAGAACTTTGCTAAGTATTCTTGTCCATATTGTAGTTCAGTCATTGCCTTCTTCTCATCAGCCAACATATCAAGAGCATCTGACCTCTGTTGTGCTGTCCATGTAGCACATATTGGTCTATCTTTAGCTACTTCCTCTGAATTAATATGTAATACCTTAAATCGTCCTCTCTTATTTAACCAACACTCATAGAAGTATCCTTGTTTACCAAAAGGAGTACTACACATCCATATCTCTCCACCTGTTGTGAATAGTGTTGGTTTTGCTGCTGCCCACATCATTTCAGGCATCCTACTTGCTTCATCTACTATTAATACATCTCCTGTAAACCCTCTAACCGCATCTCCTGTATTTCCAACAGGTCTTGCGATTATCTTAGAACCATTAGTTAATGTAATCTTATTCTTAGTTGGTCCTTTCTTAGCCTTCTTACATATCATTTTTTTATAATTTTTTTCTAAAAAATCTAGAACCATAATAATCATAAGCTGAGCTTGATCTTCTGTTAAACTAACTACAATTATATCTATACCTGGTTCTTCTACCATCCTAGTACCAGCCTTTCGGCTCATAATGAATGTTTTACCATTCTGCCTTCCTGTACATAACAAAAGGTGCCCTTTATGTTCTAGGGCTTCCCTTTGCCAGTCATCTAGCCTTATATCTAACTTAATTTCTTTCATTACCATCTAATTTACACACAAGAACCGTTTTAAGACGTTCTAACGAACTATTTCGTCGTTAGTGATGTCAAACATGGGTCTTCTTCCTACATTAGGGTTTCTTAACCTCTCTTTTATCTCTAAAACCTCTTCACTCTCATTAATCAAGTATTTTACTGCTTCTTGCTTACAACCGAAGCCTTTTACTGCTTTAATTAAATTCAAAGCTAATGATTCTTCCTTATCTAAATTAATCTGCATTTGTACCATCTTCTTTTTCAAAATAAACATTATAAGCGTTCTTTAGGTCAACCCACTTCACATGATATTTCTTTGAGTATATCTCTTTAAACCTTGTATTCAATGTCATTATTGACATCTTTGGGAATACTTTGAAGTCTTCTAGTATTTCGTCTGGTATTGTACTGTAAGTATCTTTTATCATCTTACTCTTTTTCTCTATCTTATCTACCTTCTCTCCTAATACTTTCTTCTCTTCTTGTATCTCTTTAATTTGAACATCTTTTTGATTCATCTTCTCTTGTATACTTTTCTTGTTCAAACTAGTGCCTTCAGTGTAATACTCCCCTAATAGTTTATTTATGAGTTTACTCGCATTGGTGTCCTTTAGTTTCTCTGCTATCTCTACATCTATTGTTATTAGTTTGCTTATTTTCATTTTATACCTCCTTACAACATCTAAAAACACTAAGCCTTTATAAACCTTTCGGTATATATACACTATGTATATACATTTATGCTTGTATCTAAATGTATTTTTTCCAACCTGGTTATCTACTTACTTACTTATTTACTATACATATATATATATATATATATACTTTATTTACATAGATAGATAGGTTGGTTGGTCGGTTGGTAGGTAGAATAGGTTAGTAGTAGAATACTTTATAGTGCTTTCTTTCATTTCATTCAGAAACCGATAGCTTTATATACTTCCTTTAATATTGATTTTGCATAGCAAAATCACTCTTGATAGCCTGTATGGAAACCTAGGCTTTGGTACAAAGTGAAAGAATAGGGGTTATATACACTCGCTCACCACCAGCCGCTCGTGGTGTTAATTAATTAATGAAGTACATAAATAAGTATATGCACCCCCTATCCCAATCCCCAAGGGGATACTGTACTCCCCCCCTCTCCCCCCGGTGGGGGGACGATATGACCCCCCTCCTTCCCCCCTTGGGGGAGAGTATCATCATCATTTACATTGATGTCCGGCTCTTAGCATATTCATCCCTTCTTGTAACCGGGATGCCGTAGAAATTTTTTAAAATTAAAAATTATTATTTTAAAATATTATTCTAATAACTTCAAAGCTTCATCAATGTCTTTCAATCTTTGCTCATCAGAAGCTATGTTATTAACTATGCTGTCCCTTTCTCTTTTAAGCTCCTCTGCATCTACTTCAACTTCCTTAATCAATTTGCCGTCTATTAATTTAATTACCATTATACGTGTTTAGCGTGAGAACAATCATACCAATCTGTCCCATCACAGAAAAAAGTAAAACCCCCATAGCCGTCTATTGTTTCAT